AACCTCATCCTCGAAATCTACGAGGTCAACGAACGCATCATGACCGGGGACATCTGCTCGGCCAAGTCGGCCATCGCGTCCACCAACGTGAAGAAGATACTGAACCACTACCACGAAGCCCTGCACGAAGACGGCGCCGTCAAGGTATCGCTCCAAGCATACGTCGCGGCGGGTGGCTGGGTCGGCATCCAATACTCCTACGAGCTCGACGGCTTCGAGGTCGCCGGATCACAAGTTCCGAGACGCGTATGACTAAGCCCCCTATTATTAAAATATGGGAACGCCAAGATGCTAAGTCTTTAGGGTTTCCCGACAAATGGGACGGCATTCGTCCAACACAATTTTGGCTAGATACCTATTTAATGGCATTAAAGGAATGCGATGAGTTATTGTCATCTTCAGAAGTAAGGTCTTATTTTGGGATTAGCACATCCGTAGCCAGAAAATATGCTAAGGATGGGAAAGTTAAATTGCTTCAAGAATATCGCTCGGGTGGCATTAGGTTTTCTAAACTTAACATAATGGAGTGCCTAGAACGCGGAACAATTAAAGCAACTAATCCTGTATGACCCGCCCCTTCTCTATCGTCGCTCTGTTCCTCCTCGGCTTCAACTCAGCTGCGGCCTCCGACGCTACCTTCCTTGAGGCCATCGCCATGGTCGAGTCAGGCCAGAACCGCAAGGCCATCGGCAAGGCCGGTGAGCGGGGAATGTATCAGGTAGGAAAGGCCGCGTGGTCCGACGCCTGTGCCCTGCTCGAGTCAGAGAAGCACTTCCACTATCAGTGGTCGCAGTGGCGCAACGTCACCGCCCAGGACATGATCGCGGCGGCCCACCTCCGAATCCTCCGCAAACGCTTTAAGGCTGACGGCTACTCGACCCCCACTCCTGAGCAATTGGCCCTGGCTTGGAACCGTGGCTACGAAGGCGCCAAGTCCTACCACTTTGCCCCGAACGACTACGCATTACGCGTCGGCAATCTTTTCCGCTTGTCCCAGCGCGGGAAGTGACAAGGGTCTTGCCCATGGCTCATATGATTCTCTGCATCGACCCCGGCCAACAAGGCGGACTGTGTTGGTCGGTAGACGGAGATCCTGTAGAGTGCGCTAAGATGCCCGGCACTGATGTCGAGGTCTGCCAACTGATCGCCGACCTCAGCTTAAAAGCCAAGGACGTTGAACTCTTCCTCGAAGAGCCTAGCACCGCCGGCTACGGTCCGCTTATCCCAGCGTCAGCCATCGCCCGCCTCGCTCAGAATTACGGCATGATCTACGGCGCCGCCGTTGCCATGGGTTTTATCATCCACCGCGTGAAGCCTCAAGCATGGCAGGCCGCTCACTCCCTGGGCAAGAAGAAGGACCACGGCAAGGGCTGGAAAGCACACCTCCGTGCCCGCGCTGCCGAACTGTTCCCTACCGTAGACGTCTACCTGTGGAACGCCGACTGCCTCCTTCTCCTCGACGCGGCTACTCGCCGTGCCATCAACTGAGTTAACATAACTCAGCCTAACCCTCCCTTTTGTAAACTCCTCCCCAATGAAGAAAGACACCAAACTCCCGACCGAGTATCGCATCATCGCCGACTCGTCATACATCGTATTACCTGATCAGAAGGTCGCCCGCCTCCTCACTCCTACCGTGAGGAACGGGGTTACCTATTATAATTTATTCGTTCCCGACTACACCCGGATGTCCCTGGCTGACATTGAGGCCACCATCAAGGCCGGTGAAGTCACCAAGTCCACCGACGCCAAATAATTTCCCACCATGAGCACCACGCCCAAATCCCAAACCCCCACCGCCGACCTCGTCGCCGCTCTCGCAGAGCTCGACAACGTCAAGGCCAACAAAGTAAACCCCGGCTTCAAGAACCGCTACGTCTCCCTCGACGCGCTGCTTGACGCCATCAAGCCCGTCCTCCTCAAGCACAACCTGGCTCTGATCCAGACGCTCGTCAGCGAGGAAGGTAAGGTCGGCATCAATACCGCCTTCCTCCACGCCTCGGGTGAGCGCTTCGACTTCGGTCGCCTGATGGTCAAGGCTGAGGGTCTGGACGCCCAGAAGATTGGCGGGGCGATCACCTACATCCGCCGGCAGTCCATCCAGACGGCTTGCGGTATCAGTGTTGACCTCGACGACGACGGTGCCGTGGCATCCTTCAAGTCTCAGGTCGCCGCTACCGCGACTAACTTTAACCTTCCCCCTCGCCCCCTGACCAAATGAGCGACCCCCTCCTCAACCGCGACCAACTTGCCGTCGCCCTCGGTGTCCACAAGACGACCGTTACCCGGCTAACCGCCCTCGGACGCATCCCCTTTGTGTCCGTCGGTCGTCGGGGCAAACGATACGACCTCGAGGCCGTCGTCGTTGCCCTATCCGTCTTCAACTCTAACCCAAAGCCCCTGACCAAATGAGCGACCCCAAGCCCTTCGACCCCTTCGACCCCATCTCCGCCGCAATGGGCGCCATGCACGGCCAGAACCTCCTCGCGGCTAAGGACGCCCGCATCAAGCAGCTCGAGGAACGACTCGAAGGCATGCGCGAGGCCGGCGACGAACTCTGGTACTGCGTCCGCCACGCCCAGCGCATCGACGCCGACGCCCTGATTGAGGCTATCGAGGAATGGCAGGAAGCCCGCAACCATGCCTGACATACCCGCCGGCATCGAGCGTATCGCCAAGACCGTCTCAGGCCAGTACGCCTTGCTCCTGTTGCTAGACGGTTACCCTTACGTTGAAATGACCGCCCGCAAGCAAGCCGACTACCTCTCCGACCTAGGACTTTGGAAGCGTAAGACGCACCCGTCGCTTGCCCGGTCACAGGTTCGCTTTTTCACGCTTGCCCCTTCGGGCGAGATAAAGGAACTTACTTTCAACCGATGACCAACCGCGAAAATATTAAGCGCCTTGTGGAAAACATCACGGGCTCGTTAGCCACCGTCCAGCACATTGCCGGACGTTATGAACAGCACGACGCCGACATCATCACGCTGTCGGATTTAAACCGCTCGGCCATCACTGAGCTACAGGTCTTTACCGATCACATCGAGACGGCTGACGAAGCCGCCCAGGTTAAACCCTTGCACGACCGCGTGCACGTCCTCGTCGTTCAACTCCGCGTCCTCCGCAATACGCTTGAGGCCATGGAGAACGCAGCCGAAGCCGCTCTGGAAGATGTGCGCCGCATCTCGGCCAGCGTCGAGGGAGCCAACCCCGACGACGACGCCCTATAATTTCCACCACAACCCAATAACACACCACGACCACCACCATGCGTATCCCACCCGAACCTATCACCCACCGCGTCCTCTACGACGGCATCCAAGCGCTGAACTACAGTGGCTCCAAAGAGCTGCTGAAGTCACCGGCCCACTACCAAGCCTACCTTAACCAGGAGCGCGAGGAGACCAAGGCCCTGCGCATGGGCTCGCTCATCCACTGCGCCGTGCTCCAGCCTGAACTGCTGAACGAGAAGTTCATCACGGCTCCCGAGTGCGACCGCCGCACCAAAGACGGCAAGGCCACCTACGAAGCCTTCCAGTCCTCCCTCAAGCCCGGTATGACGGTCGTATCCTATGAAGAGTCTGCCGAGTGCCACCTGATTGCCTCGCACGCCAAGCACGCCCTCGAGCGTATGGAGGTCACGTTCGAGATGACCGAGTTCATGTTTACCACGGATCACTGCGGAGTGCAGCTGAAATGCGCCATCGACGGCGTGGGCACCGACGGCTACCTCTACGACCTGAAGACCACCGAGGACGCGTCCCCTGCTGGCATCCTCAAGTCCATCCGGGCTTACCGCTACAACCTCCAAGCCTACTTCTACCGCCTGTGCTTCGAGACCGCCTTTGAGCGCCGCGTGCTTGGCTTCCGCTTCCTCTTCGTCGAGAAGGCCCCGCCCTACGCCACGGCATGGGTCGAGATTGGCCCTGAGCTGATGTCCTACGCCTGCTCCGACTTTGAGAAGGCGCTGCAAGCCTACCGCGAGTGCACGACCCTCGGCGAGTGGCCGGCCTACGGTGACGAAGTCCAGGTCATCGACATCAAGGGGCCGTCCGCCTCGACCGCCATCACCTTTGCCTAATACCAACATGACCACCGAAAACAACGACCGCCCCCCGCTCACGTCCATCTCCACCAACGGCACCTACCGCCTGAAGCTCATCAAGCCCAAGTTCGAGAAGGTCAAGGTCTGGGAGGATGGCACCTGCTCCGCCCGCCTCTTCTTCGTCGACGACAAGGGCTTCTGCCTGTCGAAGAACTTCTCGACCAAGTACGGCAAGGCCCTCGCCATGCTCGTCGGCAAGTACTCCGGCAAGTTCACCGAGGAGATCAGGCTGGATGCTACCGCGGCAGAGTACCTGCAATATTTAGAGCCTGCCTGCGGCCAGACCATCCTGGTCGGCGTGGAGGTCGAGGCCAATGGCGAGTACAACGGTCGCCCCCAGTACAAGTACAAGATGACTTACCCCAAGGGCTCCCAGAAGCCGACCGTGCCCGACGCCCTCCCTCCCGAAGGCGTTAACTTCTAAAACCGCCGTGACCTCTGCACCCGCCCCGATGGCCGCCCCTACTCTCGTCCTGATCAGTGGGTTCGCCCGGGCAGGGAAGGACACGCTGGCCTCGGGCCTGCTCGAGTGGTCGACCCGCCCTGCCGAGCACATTAACTTTGCCGACGCGCTGAAGGAAGCCGGTAACCACTTCATGGATTACCTCGGGCTCGACGGCAACTTCATGGCCGAGGACTTCAAGTGCGAAAACCGTGACGCTTTGGTTGCCTTTGGTCGCTTCGCACGGCGCCTCGACAAGGACGTCTTCGCCCGCCACTTCGCTAACTGGTGCCCGGTGATGAAGCACCACGATCAGGTTAGCCCCGAGACCGTGGTCTGCTCCGACTGGCGCTACATCAATGAGCTACGGGTCTGTCAGGACATCCTCTGGGAGAAGGGCTGGAAGGTCCGCACCGTGTACGTCTCGACCGCCGGCATCGGCCCCGCGAACGACGAGGAGCTAGACAGCATCGCCGAGATACGCGCCTCGCACTCCTTTGACCAGGAGTACATCTTTAAGCCGAACGCCCGTCAGCAAATTATGTCCGAAGGACGCATCCTCGCAAAGTCATGGAGGCTCTAACCCTCGAGACGGTGGCATGGGCCCGCAAGGTCGGCCTGTCCCCTGATCGCGTCGCCTTCCTGCTGGCCTGCCCGAAGTACACGGTCAGCAAAGGCCACCGCAAGTCGGACAAGGTAATCACCGACAACCCGAACCACCACCTGCAACGCCTGGGCGACTGCTACTGGTTTCGGCTGCGTCGTCGTGGCACCGACATCGTCGAGAACATCGGCCACGACCTCCTGACCGCCCGTAAGCGCCGTGACGAGATGCTCGCGGCCTTCGACTCCGGCCAGCCCATCCCTCACCTTAACCGCAAATGAGCACCCCGACCCGCTTCGTAGCCTTTGGTGATAACCACGGTGACATGGCGGACGATGAGGCCACCGACGCCCTCTGCGAGTTCATCAAGGACTACAAGCCGACCGTGCGCGTGCACCTCGGAGACTGCTTCGACTTCCGATCGCTTCGCCGTGGCGTAGGCAACGACGCTGAAGGTGCTGAGTCCCTGATGGGCGACATCCAGGGCGGAGAGGACTTCCTCGCCCGCACAAAGCCCACCGTCTACCTCATGGGCAATCACGAACACCGGGTCGTTGCCCTCCAGCACACCTCGGGCTCGGCTATCGTCCGCGACTACTGCACCGACCTCGAGGCCCGCATCAAGACCGCCGCGAAGAGCTGCGGAGTGAAGACCATCCTGCCCTACCACGCTGAGAAGGGCGTCTACCGTCTCGGCCCCGTGGCCTTCATCCACGGTTACGCGCACGGCCTCAACGCCACCGCCGAACAGGGCAAGCACTACGCTGACCGGGGAGGCGCGCTGATCCACGGCCACACCCACACGCTCGCCCAGGTTAACTTGACCAAGGCCGAAGGCGGCGCCGCGTTCTCCGCTGGCTGTCTTTGCCAAAAGGACGCTATGGCGTACGCATCGCACCGCCTAGCCACGTCCCGCTGGGGGTCAGGGTTCGCGGCTGGCTGGGTCGACGGCCAAGACTGGAAGGTCTGGCTTGTCCACAAGGTCGGACGCAACTGGATTTGGCAGACCGACCTAAAGGTCTACAAGCCTAAGAGCAAATGACCACGTCTCGACAGAAGATGCTATATACCCGGGTCGGCAACGACCCAATCCTGCTGGCTGTCATGGCCGAGATAAACCGTAGCGCCGTCAAACCTCCCAAGGGCTTCCTCACCCGCGATCAGTGGGCGGCCAAGTGGGGCGTCAAAGCAGCGCACACCGCCAGCGTCTACATCGCCAAGGCCGTCAAGCTAGGCGTCCTGACTAAAGCACGCTACCGAATCCTGACCGGGGACGGCGGCAGACTTCGCGCCGTCGACCATTACGGACCGACACCTAAACGCAAAGCACCTTGACCTTGGGCACCCACGCCCACAAACCCCAACCCCTTCTTCCATGACTCCTCCGAACAACGTGCCGGCGGAACGCCACCTCCTCGGCGTCCTTCTCCGTGATGCGCTCCCTCT